GACACAAACACTTTAAAAAAGAATAGGAGACAACTTATTCAAGTTAATAAACCTATTCATAGTAACAATAGAGTATATGATCCAGAAGGACTTTCACCTACATTAAACACTATGCAAGGTGGAAGGAGACAACCATTTGTACTAACAGAAAGGAGAACAGAAGAAGCTAGGAAAATAAGACAAGAACACATGAAAAAAACTGGAAAAGATTATTCACCTAGAAGAGGTAAAGAAATTGTCCAGAAAAAAGATGGATTAGTTGGTACTCTTACAACTTCACCTACGATAGAACAAACTATTGTGGATGGTGCAAGAGTAAGAAGATTAACGCCTTTAGAATGCTTTAGATTACAAGGAGCATCTGATGAAATGTATTTCAAAGCAAAAGAATTAAACATAGCAGACACTAATCTCTATAAAATGATTGGTAATAGTGTAACTGTACCAGTAATCAAAGCTATAGGAGAAAGACTATGGAAAGATGGTTCTTAATATTGCCAGATATATTAGTATTCTTTAGTATATTTGGATTTGGATTTTTAGTAGGAGTATTTATAACTATCTTGATAGTATTATATTTTATATTGTCAGGTCACTCATTAACTATTCGTAAAGAGGAGTTCTAAATGAATATATTTGAAGAGCAAAAAAGTTTAGAAGAGGAAATGGTTTATACTGGAATTGAGAAGTTTCAAAAACAAGTAAGAGAAGCTAAACAAAAAGGTACAGAATCTATAACTCTTCATGGAATATTACTGATGAAAAAAACAGTAACATCCCTTAGTAAAGCTATTGATAAACATATTAAAGAAGAAGTTAGTAAAGCAGGAAGGATGAAAGCTGTGAGTCCACTTCTAGCTATGTTAGATAGTGATGTGTCTGCATTTATAAGTTTGAGATGTATAATGGATGGAATCTCACATTCTCAGAAATTTGTAAATTTATCACATCAAATAGGACAGGCATTAAGTGACCAAGTTAGATTTAATTTATGGGAATCTACAGATAAAGAATACTTTGATTATTTACTTCAAAAACTTGGGAAAATATCTGCATCTAGGCATTATAGAAGGTATGGTTTAATACGTCATGCTTCTTATAAAATAAAAGATAAGATACCAGTATGGACTCAAGTTGAAAGAACTCAAGTAGGTCAATTAATGATAGATTTAATTATTAGATCAACAGGGTTAATAAAACTTGGAAGTACAAAAACTATAGGAAAAAAGTTTAGTTCTTATACGATTGTACCAACTCAAGCAACTCTTGATATGATTCAAGATATAATTAATCAAGGAGAACTAATGTCTCCTGCCTATCTACCTATGGTAGTTACACCTAAAGAATGGACTAATGGTTTTAATGGTGGATATATTAGTCACAGGCTACCATTTATAAAAGATACTTTTAAAAACGTAAAAACAGAATTACCTTATCACCAAATGGGAATGGAATTTGATTGTACTAACAAACTCCAAGCTACCAAATGGAAAGTAAATTCTAAAGTTTTAAAAGTTATGAAAGAAGCTTGGGATCAAAGGAGACTTATAGGTTCAATACCTGACTATGGAGAATTAGAATTGCCTGTTAGTGATATTCCAAAGAACCTTAAAAAATCTGAGATGGATGAGGAAACTAAAGAAAAATTTAAAGCTTGGAAAATAAAAGCAACTCAAATTTATGAGGAAAATATCAGAAGAAAAAGTCAAATCTTACAATTTATGAGAACTTTAAATCTTGCTGAAAGATTTAATAAATTTGAACAGATATATTTTCCTTACCAAGCAGATTTTAGAGGAAGGAAATATACAATAAGCAGCTTTTTGACTCCTCAAGGAACAGAGTATGCTAAATCTCTACTAACATTTGCAGAAGGGTTACCAATAGAGAATCAAGAGCAAAAAGATTGGCTTGCTATTCATGGTGCTAATTGTGCAGGAATAGATAAAGTAAGTTTTACAGAAAGAATCCAATGGGTAATGGATAATGAGGAGCATATTATCAAATCTGCTGAACTTGGACTTGATTATGATTGGTGGACTAAATTTGATGATGCTTGGCTGTTCTTTGCATTCTGCTTAGAATGGGCTGTATTGAAAAGAAAAGGTCTAGGGGTACTCAGCTATCTCCCGATAGCTTTAGATGGCTCTAACAATGGTTTACAGCATTATTCAGCTATGTTGAGATGTCCTGTAGGAGGTAAAGCAACAAACTTAACAAAAGAAGATGCTCCTCAAGACATTTATCAGGAAGTAGCAGATGTAGTTTTAAGAGAATGTAAAAAACATGCTGATGCTGAATGTCCAATAGCTAAAAAATGGCTTGAGTCAGGTCTTATAAATCGTAAGATGACTAAAAGACCAGTAATGGTAGTTCCCTATGGTGGAACAAGATTTAGTGCTATGGTTTATGTAGAGGAATATGTAAAAGAACAACTTAGGAAAGGAGAAGAATTTAAAATTTCTGAAAATGAAACCTTATCCAAGTACATAAACTGGATAACTTCTTTAGTCTGGAATGCTATAGGAGAAGTTGTAATTTCAGCAAGAGAAGCTATGAACTGGATTAGACATGTAAGCTCAGAACTTTCTAAGAAGGGTTATCCAGTAATCTGGAATACTCCTACTGGACTTTATGTTTATCAACATTATAAAGCTTTCAAATGGAGAAGAATTACTACTACCATTGATGGTAAACTTTTAAAACCAGTTATACATGAAGAAGATGGTAAGAAAATAGATATTCATAGATCTGTTAATGGTTCAGCACCTAACTTTGTACATTCTCTGGATGCTTCAGCACTAACTCTTACTGTTAATTTATGTAGTAAAGAGGGTATTAATAATTTTGCTATGATCCATGATAGTTATGGAACACATGCTCATAATACTCCTAAACTTGCAAAGCTTTTAAGAGAAGCATTTGTAGATATTTATAAAAACAATGATGTTTTAGAGGACTTTCGTAAGGCAGCTTTGGAGGTATTAGATGAAGTTCCTGAACCTCCTAAGATGGGAAGTCTTAATATTCATGAGGTGTTAAGATCACCTTATTTTTTCTGTTAATAATTCTTTTTGACCACTCTAGATATAGAAAGGAACACTATGAAAGATATAGAATATCAAGCAATAAAGATATTAAAATCAGGAGAACCTTTACCTGTAGATACTTATATGGAATTAAATAATTCTGGTATAGATCCAGAGTTTCTTATAAACTTTTTTACAAAGGAGGATAATGAAGATATAGAAGAAGAAGAAATAAAAGATGGTTTAGATCCTATTCAAAAAGAGATCTTAAATGAATTTAAATCTTATCAATCATATAATATATAATATATAATATAATAATATATAAAGGAGAACAAAATGGCACAACAAAAACTTGTTAGTCCAAAAGCAAAATGTAAATGGGTTAATATCAAACAACCTCATCCAGAATATGATACATATCAAATTACTTTGATGCTTCCAGTTAAGTCAGAAGAAGCAAAAGATTTGATGAGTAAAATTGATGGTTGGGTTGCTGATGAAGTTAAAGCATCAGGTAAAAAACCATCTGAGCATATCCCATATAAAGAAGATGGTGATGATATTATCTTCAAGTTCAAACAAAAGCCACGTTTCAGAGGAAAGAATGGAGTAGAACAGGAAAGAAAAATAATGATAGTAGATTCATCAGCTAAACCATGTAATGTAGATATTGGTTGGGGATCAACTGTTAAAGTTTCTTATAATCCAGTTCCTTATACAGTCAATGGAAAGTCTGGTGTAACATTATATTTCAATGCAGTTCAGGTTATTGATCTTGTTGAGTATGATGGATCAGCAGAACTCTTTGAAAAAGAGGAAGGATTTATTTCAGAAGAATCTTCTAATAATCCATTTGTTGAAGAAAATTCTAATGGTAATAATGAAGAAGATTTTTAATCGCTATAGATCTGATCTTGAAGGATTAGTAGCAGAACAATTAGAGAAGCAGAGAGTTGATTTTATCTTTGAACCTCATAAAATTGAATATGAAGTTCCAAAAAGATATACTCCAGACTTTCTGCTTCCAAATGGAATTCTAATAGAAGTCAAGGGATGGTTCAAATATGAAGATCAAAGAAAACATAAACTCATAAGGAAACAACATCCCGAATTAGACATTAGATTTGTATTTCAAAAATTAAATAAACAAGTTCAAGGAGGAAGGTTTACTTGCAGAGAATGGTGTGAGAAATATGAATTTTTATACGCTGAATCTATAGTACCTAACTCTTGGATTCATGAAAAATAAAGGAGGACTATGGGAGAACAAGAATCTACTTGCATCTCCCATGCTCCATGTCCTAGATGTGGTTCAGTAGATAACCTTGCAATCTATGATGATGGGCATGGTTGGTGTTTTACTCCGGGATGCAATTATAGACAGAAAGGAGATAACGAAAATAACATTAAACAAGAGGAGAAATATTCAATGGATTTTATAAAAGGAGAAACACAACCTCTTAAAAAAAGAGGACTTAATAAAGCTACTGTAGATAAATGGGGATATGAAGTTGGAGAGTTCAAAGGAAAAAAAGTTCAAATAGCAAACTACAAAAAAGATGGACATGTAATAGCTCAAAAACTTCGTTTCCCCAACAAAGATTTTCTTTTCATTGGGGATACCAAAGAAGCAGGATTATATGGGAAACATCTTTGGGAAAAAGGAAAGATGGTTACTGTATGTGAAGGTGAGATAGATGCAATGTCTGTTTCTCAGGCACAGGGTAATAAATGGCCCGTTGTTTCTATTCCAACTGGAGCAGCAGGAGCAAGGAAAGCTATTCAAAATGATCTAGAATATTTGGAAAATTTTGAAACAGTTATTTTAATGTTTGATCAAGATGAAGCAGGACAAAAAGCTGTTGATGATTGTGTTCAGTTATTTTCTCCCGGTAAGGTGAAGATAGCTACTCTACCATTAAAAGATCCTAATGAAATGATCCAAAATGGAAGAGGATCTGAAATAATAAATGCTTTATGGAATGCAAAAAGTTATAGACCAGATGGGATAATAGATACCAGAGACATATGGGATCTTGTAAGTACTGAGCAGGAAACTGATTCAATGCCTTATCCTTTTAATGGTTTGAATAATATGACTCAAGGTATTCGTAAAGGTGAAATAGTCACTATAACAGCAGGATCAGGGATAGGTAAATCTCAAATATGTAGAGAAATATCCTATTCACTTATGTTACAAGATCAAAAAGTAGGTTATCTTGCATTAGAAGAAAATACAAAACGTACAGCTTTAGGTTTTATTGGGCTGTATTTAAATAAACCTATCCATCTTCAAAGTGTAGATTGTACTAAGGAAGAATTAAAAGATGGGTTTGATAATGTACTAGGTACTGGTAATTTATATCTTTATGATCATTGGGGATCAATGGAAATAAATCATCTTCTTAATAAGATTAGGTACTTAGTTAAAGGAGTAGGATGTTCTTATATATTTCTTGACCATATAACAATAGTTCTTTCAGGCTTAGAAGGTGGAGATGAAAGGAGAATGTTAGACTTTGTAATGACTAAACTCAGAAGTTTAGTTGAAGAAGTTCAATGTTCTTTAGTTCTAGTTTCTCATCTTCGTAGACCTTCGGGAGACAAAGGACATGAGGAAGGAGTTCGTACATCTCTGAATCAACTAAGAGGTTCACATGGTATAGCACAATTATCAGATATTGTAATTGGTTGTGAACGTAATCAACAAGATGAGGAGAATCCAGATCTCACTACAGTTAGAGTCTTAAAGAATAGATGGACAGGAGAAACAGGAATTTCTGATACCTTACATTACTCTAAAGAAACTGGAAGGATGGTAGTAAGTGCCTCTCCAGAAGAAGTAAAATCTTATGGTTTTGAAAAAGAGGGAAAGGAGGATTTCTAATGGATCAAATAATACTTGATATAGAAACAGATGGATTATTAGATGATGTTACTAAAATTCATTGTATAGTAACTAAAAATCTTATAAGTGATCATATGTCTTATGTAGATGTTGCGACTACAGAAAGTGATATGTATAAGATCATGGATAAACTAAAGAATAGTCATATTATTGGACATAATATTCTAGGATTTGACTTAGAAGTTTTGAAAAGATTTTATGGATTTAAAGTTCCTGTAGATCAGATAACTGATACATTAATTTTATCACGTTTAATCTATCCTGATATAAGAAAAGAAGATGCAGAAGTTAGAAGATTAGAACCACGCTTATGGGGATCACATTCTTTAAAAGCTTGGGGATATAGACTTGAGCATTACAAAGGGGAATTTGGTGATGAAGAGCAGAACTTTAAAAACTTCTCTCAAGAAATGCTTGACTACTGTAAAAATGATGTTGAACTTACCAATATTTTATGGGAAAATTTAAAACAGAAAATACCTCCAGAGAATTCGGTACGTTTGGAACATAATATTGCTAACATTTGTAATCAACAGGAGAAAAATGGATTTGCCTTTAATGAAAGCCAAGCTATTATATTATACTCAGAACTCTCAAAAAGAAGGGAAGAGTTGGGGGAAGAACTCAAAAAAGTCTTTGGATCTTGGGTTATTAATGAGGGCATCAGAAGGAATGACCTCTACACAAAGATTAAGGTTGTTGAGTTTAATCCCAATAGCAGAAAACACATCGCAAAAAGACTCAAAGAACTTAGAGGTTGGAAACCAAAAGAATTCACTCCGTCTGGAGAAGCTAAAGTTGATGAGACTATTCTCAAGAAGTTAGAATTTCCAGAAGCTAAGTTAATGTCTGAGTATTTAATGATTAATAAACGTATTGGTCAACTTGCAGAAGGAGATCAAGCATGGTTAAAACTTGTTAATAAAGGGAGGTTACATGGGAGAGTCAATACGATGGGAGCAGCGACTTCGAGGGCATCTCACTCGAACCCAAACATCGCTCAAGTTCCGAATACAAATGCACCCTTTGGGAAGGATTGCAGGGCTTTATTTATTGCGAATAGAGGAGAAAAATTATTGGGAATTGATGTCTCTGGTCTTGAGCTGCGTTGCTTATCGCATTATCTTGCTCGCTATGACAATGGCGAATATGGTAAGAAGCTTTTGGAGGAGGATATACATTCTGTTAATCAGGAAGCCGCAGGTTTGGCTACGAGAGATCAAGCCAAAACTTTCATATATGGTTTTTTGTATGGTGCAGGAGATCAAAAGATCGGTGAGATCGTTGGTAAAGGGAGGAAGGAAGGAAACTTATTAAAGAAAAAATTCTTAACTCAGCTTCCTGCATTAAAAAAGTTAAGAGAAGCAGTAGAAGAAAAAGCAATAAATAAAGGATCAATAAAAGGATTAGATGGGAGACTTGTTCCTGTTAGATCTAAACATGCTGCTTTAAATACACTACTGCAATCAGCAGGAGCTATTATTTGTAAACAATGGGTAGTTGAAATGCATTCACTACTTAAAAAGAAAGGCTTCAAATGTGGAGAGGATTATAATCAAGTAGCATTTGTCCATGATGAAGTCCAACTAACAGTAAAGGAGAACTATGCAGAAGAAATCGGTAGAGTTTGTGTCGAGGCAATTACCTCTACAGGAGAAAAATTTGGATTACGAATCCCACTCTCCGGGGAATACTCGATTGGAAACAACTGGGCAGAAACACATTAAACAGGGGAAAGTAAATCAAACTATTGGATTAGCAGGAGAAGATCTTGTACGTTACATACTACATAGATGGAACTATGATATATTTGAGCCTACTAATTCATGTAGTAGTTGTGATTTTGCTATAAATAAAGGTAATTCATGGTCTACTATTCAAGTTAAGACAACTGAAAAAGGAAATCGTATAACTTTAAAACGAGAGAATGGGGATAAGTATAGAGGTAAATCTAGACAGTTTCCATATACTGAAGGTGATTTTACTTTTTTGTTCATGGTAAAATTCCCAAAAATTTATATACTTCCCTTTAATGAGATTAAAGGAAATAGTTTAACTTTAAAAAATTATGAGGATTATTCATATGATCTAAATGATCCTGAAACTTACAATAACCCACCACAATTATAAGAGGATATATGACAAAAGAAAGAATAGCTGTAATAGATGCAGACATTATACTTTATAAAGCTTGTAGAGCTGCTGAAGAAGAAGTAGATTTTGGAGATGACCAATGGGTTTTATGGTCTGATTTGAATAATGTAAAAATGATTATTGATGATCAGGTTGATTTAATAGTAGAGGAGATGAAAGCAGATAGAAGTATTCTATGTTTTTCTGATAAAGAAAATTTTAGAAAAGAAATTAATCCTCTCTACAAATCTCACAGAAGAGGTGGAAGAAAACCTTTATGTTTTACAGAAGCTTTAAATTATTGTAAAGAAACTTACCCTTTTAGACAACTACCAAGATTAGAAGCTGATGATGTTATTGGTATTCTTGCAACTTGTAAAATGGGAGAACCAGATGAATATGTTATTGTTAGTGAAGATAAAGATTTATTAACAGTACCGGGTTTTCATTGGGATTTAAAAAATAAAAAATTATATTCTTTGTCTACTGAAGAAGCAGATTTTAATTTCTATTCTCAAATTTTAGTAGGGGATATGACAGATAATTATAAAGGATGTCCTAATGTTGGTAAGGTAACAGCCGAAAAATTATTGAATAAAGCTAAAGAATCAGGGGAAGATCTTTGGGAAACTGTTATAAATAGATTTAAAAAAGCAGGATTAACTGAAGAAGATGCTATCATAAATGCTAGGATGGCAAGAATACTTAGAGCAACTGAGTATAATCATGGGCAATATAAAGTAAAACTATGGCCCGATTCAAAAACAGTAATTCATGAACCTAAACTTTGGAAAAAATAAGAGGATATATGACTAACTATGGATTAGATGAAGATCAAAGGCATAGAGATGCAATAGTAAAAACTATTACAGAAGAAAGAGAAAGACAAAGAAATTCAGATGTTTATACAAAAGATAAGAATGGATATGAACGAGATGAATCTGAGTCTTTTGAAAAAGAAGAAGTAACAAATCCTAAACATTATGATAAAGTTGGATTTGCTATTCAGCCTATAGAATACATAACTAAAAATGAATTAGATTTTTTAGAAGGTAATGTTATTAAATATGTATCTAGGTATGAACATAAAGGAGGAGTAAATGATTTATTAAAAGCAAGACAATATATTAACTGGTTAATTCAACGAGAGAGAGAACGACATGAGTAACTTACCTACACAATATCAAGAGTATATCCATCTTAGTAGATATTCTAGATGGTTACCTGATAAAATGAGAAGAGAAACATGGAGTGAAACTGTAGGAAGATACTTTAAATTCTTTGAAGAACATTTAAAAGAAAATTTTTCCTATAAAATTCCTCCTAATTTAAGAAAAGAATTAGAAGATGCTGTATTAAATCTAAAGATAATGCCATCTATGCGATGTCTTATGACAGCAGGACCAGCATTAAAAAAGGAAAATATTGCAGGATATAACTGTGCATATATACCAGTAGATAGTATAAAATCTTTTGATGAAATATTATATGTTCTAATGAATGGAACAGGCGTAGGGTTTTCTGTAGAAAGAAAGCATACAGAAAAATTACCACAAGTTCCTATAGAATTGTATCCTACTGAAACAATTATTAAAGTTAGAGATTCAAAGCTAGGTTGGGCAAAGGCATATAGAGAATTACTTTCTCTTCTTTGTACTGGTTTAATTCCAAGTTGGGATGTCTCACAAGTCAGAGCAGCAGGATCAGTTCTAAAAACATTTGGTGGAAGAGCATCAGGTCCAGAACCTTTAGTTGATTTATTTAAATTTACTATAGAAAAATTTAAAGGTGCAACTGGAAGAAAATTAAGACCACTAGAATGTCATGATATAGTATGTAAAGTAGCTGAGTGTATTGTAGTTGGAGGAGTTAGAAGAAGTGCCTTACTTTCTCTTTCAGATCTTGGAGATGATGAACTCAGAAATTGTAAGTCTGGTGAATTTGGTTATGAAAATTCTCAAAGATACTTAGCAAATAACTCAGCAAACTATCATGAAAAACCTGACTTAGGAACATTCTTAAAAGAATGGAGAAGTCTTTACATGTCCAAGTCAGGTGAACGTGGTATATTTTCTTCACTTAATGCTAAAAAGCATACAGAAAAACTAGGTGAAAGAAGGGAATCTCTGGATGATTTTGGTACAAATCCTTGTTCTGAAATTATTCTTAGATCCAGAGAATTCTGTAATCTTACTGAAGCAGTTATAAGATCAGATGATACTTGGGATGATATTGAAACCAAAGTTAAACTAGCTACAATTTTAGGAACATGGCAAAGTACTTTAACTGACTTTAGATATATTTCTAATAAATGGAAAATAAATTGTGAAGAAGAAAGATTATTAGGAGTATCACTTACTGGAATTATGGATAATTCATTAACTAATTGTAAAGATTTAACTTCTAAAAAAGATGTAGATAATATCTCTTTACGTTTAGAATCCTTAAAAGAAGTTGCAGTTAATCAGAACCAATGGTTTTCAAAAAGGATAGGTATCAATCCTTCAGCTGCTATAACTGCTGTTAAACCATCTGGAACAGTAAGTCAATTAGTAGATTCAGCCTCTGGAATTCATACAAGGCATAGTCCTTATTACATTAGAACAGTAAGAGGAGATAAAAAAGATCCAATAACTAAGCTAATGATTGATCAAGGAGTTCCATATGAAGATGATATTATAAGACCTGATGTAGGTGTAGTGTTTAGTTTTCCTATGAAGTCTCCTAAAGAAGCTTTATATAGGGATGACTTATCTGCTATTGATCAACTTATAATTCATACTGTTTACTCAGAATCTTATACTGAACATAAAGTTTCTCAAACTATTTCAGTAAAAGAAGATGAATGGTTACAAGTAGGAGCATTTGTTTATGAACATTTTGATGCTATATCAGGAGTTTCATTTTTACCTTATTCTGATCATGTATACAAACAAGCTCCATATCAAGATTGTACTGAAAAAGAGTACAAATCTCTTCTTAAAAAGATGCCATCTATAGATTGGAGTAAGCTTTCTGAATATGAAAAAAATGATTATACAACATCTTCCCAAGAGCTTTCTTGTTCAGGGGGAGCATGTGAAATAGTATAATAAATTCAGTACTTAATGTATATCCCTTTGTTTTAGTATATACAAATTACCCACTCTAGAATAAAGGGAATACTTTTATTAGGAGATTAAATGGTAGGAGCTTTTGATATTTCTGAAGATTTTATTAATTGGTTAGATAAAACTTTTCCTAACAATTTACCTACTGATAAAGAATGTAACATTGAAAAAATAAGATTCCTTCAAGGTCAACAAGATGTTATTAATGTTATTAAATCTATTTATAAGGAAAGTATAGAAGATGTGTATGAATCCAGTATCTGAACCTGCTGATGTGGAAATTCAAAAAGTACAAGCAATAGCTGGTAACACAATAACAAATGAAGATCCTAGATTTAAAGGAAATAGACCAAGTAAAAATAGAAATATAAAACAAAGTCTTAGAATTCGTAAACCTTCAAAAGTCGTAGCTTAATAATACATTTTGTTTTAAGAGGATATGTTAAAATTAATTCCCCAAAGAAAAATTAAAAAAGATTGGGAGTTCTATAAAAAATATATTCAGAAAGCTTTAAGAGATACATTTAAGGATAAAGAAAAAGAAGGATTAAAAGTAATTTTTTCTAAATTAATGAATCCTTTTAATCCTGATATGCATCTTTGGTCAGATAATGAATATCTTATAGTTACTTATATACATGAATGTGTTTTTACCCAACGTAAAAGTTTAACCTTATATACTTTTACAAGATTAAATTATTCAAAATTAGAAAATATAAATAATAAAGAAGATCTTAAAAAATATAAAGTTGAAATGTTCAAACTTTATAAAGATTTTTATGATGCAACTTCTAACTTTGCTAAAACTAATAATTGTATTGAAGTTATAGCATTATCACATCTTGATCATATCGCAAGAATCTTTAAAGTTTTAAATAAAGATGTAGAGATTTGTTATCATATAACCTTTCCAATAACTTAATATGAAAATATATACAGAAATACAATATGAATGGGTTGATGGTGAATTAAAAGAAGTATCATCAGAATCATTTGATTATGAAGGAGAAGTTACTCTTTGTGGAGGAGGAGGATGGTCCCCTCCAAAAATAAATCCTAAATTTAATCCTGCTACTGCTTTAGGAAAAATAACTCCTGACATGACAGGGCTAGGAGATGTAATGCCTAATTTTACTGATAGTACTCAACAAGCATTAGGCTCAGTAACAGGTGGAATCAATCAAGGAATGGGTCAAGTTGCAGGAGGGTTAGGAAATTTAGGTGGACAATTTCAAACAGGACTTAATACTACTGTAGGACAAGCAGGAGATTGGTTTGGTGAAAAAGTAATGCCTGTAGGTATGGATGCAATAAATATAGCAGGAGGTTTTGCTGATCAAGTAGGTAGAAAATTAACTGAGTTTATACACGGTCCACAAAAACAGTCTGAAGTAAAGCTTAGTAAACAATCTATGAAAGGTGGATTAAAGGGTAAGAAAGCTTCTGAACTTGGTGCAAATAAAGCTAAGAAAAGAGCAAGAGGTTCTTTAAGAATTCAAAAAAGTTATTAGATAATGAAATATAAAAGTAATAACAAAAAAGATAAAATCGAAATTAATGCAGATGCTGGATATGATAATAAAGAAGGAGTAATAAAATCTGAATATCAAAAGTATTCTCAAGATCGAGATAATTATCTTAGAAGAGGCATGGAAGCTGCTTTATTTACTATACCTACTATTTTACCTCAAGAAGGATTTGAAAGTTCCTCAGAAATTACTACACCATTTCAATCAATAGGAGCAGAAGGAGTTAATAATTTAAGTTCTAAACTTTTGATGTCTCTTCTTCCTCCTAATGCACCTTTCTTTAGACTTGTTGTAGATAATGCAGAACTTGAATCTTTATTAGCTGAACAAAAATCCCAAGCTGAAGAAGGTCTTGCAAAGATTGAAAGATTAGTCATGCAAGAAATAGAAGTTAGAGGATTAAGAGTTCCTGTATCTGAAGCATTGAAACAACTTATCGTTACAGGAAATGTACTTTTATATTTACCTCCTAATAATCAAATAAGAGTATTTCGTTTAGATCGTTATGTAGTTAAACGAGATGCAATGGGAAATGTTTTAAAAATTATTACTAAAGAATCCCTTTCATCTTTATCACTTCCCGACAAAGCTAAAGAAATAATAGCTGATTCTGAAAGTGAAACAACTTATAAAAATTATGATTTGTTCACTTGTATAAAATGGACAGGAAGGAACTGGTTAATACATCAAGAGTTAGAAGGTAAAATAGTTCCCGGATCTGAAGGATCTTATCCTAAAAATAAATGTCCATATATTGCATTAAGATTTACATCAATGGATGGTGAAGATTATGGACGTGGATATGTAGAAGAATACTTAGGAGATTTAAAATCTTTAGAATCTCTTACTCAATCTATTGTTGAAGGATCAGCCGCAGCAGCAAAAGTTTTATTTCTTGTTAGACCTAATGGAACTACACGAGTTAAAACTCTTGCAGAATCTCCGAATGGTGCAATAGTTACAGGAGATGATAATGATGTATCTTCACTTCAACTTGGAAAATCTCAGGATTTTAATGTAGCACAGCAAACTATACAAGTATTACAAACTAGACTATCTAGAGTATTCTTAATGAATAGCTCTATTAGAAGAGATGCAGAAAGAGTTACAGCAGAAGAGATAAGAATAGCCCACCAAGAATTAGAAATTGCTTTAGGTGGAGTTTACTCTGTTCTTTCTCAAGAATTTCAATTACCATTAGTAGAACTATTAATGGGTAAAATGGCAAAAGAAAATAAGATTCCTGAATTACCTAAAGAAGGATTGAAACCTCTTATTATTACAGGAGTAGAAGCTCTTGGTAGAGGAGAAGATCTTAATAAACTTGGTATGTTCTTACAACAATTAAGTCCACTTGGTCCTGAAGTATTAAAAGAATTAAATGTTTCTGATTATATTACAAGACTTGCAGGATCATTAGGAATTGATACAGAAGGTCTTGTTAAAGATGAAAAACAAAAACAACTTGAAATGCAAGCAGCACAAGACCAACAAGCATTACAACAAAATCAAGACACAATGGCAAATATGGCAGTAAAATCTGCACCTGAATTAATGAAAGGTATGAATGAATCGGCAGCACTTGCAGAACAACAAGCACTTGCAGAACAACAACCAGAAGTAACTAATTAATAAGAGGAGACTCTATGGCAGAATTACAACAAGTAAGTACACATGAAGATGCTCCACCTCCAGTAGAAGGAACTAAAGAGCATGAACAAGAAATGATTCAATTAGCTGAAGAAGCTGGTGCAGTAGAAAGAGAAGATCAACAACCATCATGGTTACCTGATAAGTTTGAAACGCCTGAAGATATGGCTAAAGCTTATAGGGAGTTAGAACAGAAGTTATCTTCTAATTCGGAGTCTGTGATGGACAACAATGAGGCTACACCAACCTCCCAGACTCCTACAAAAAATCAACCTTCTTTACAAGAAACAAGAGAAGCAATAGAAAAAGAAGGATTAGATTTTAATAAATATTATAATGAATACTTAGAAAATGATTCTCTTTCTGAAGAGTCTTTAAAAGAATTAGACTCTAAAGGAATGTCTAAAGAGATGGTAGATTCATGGATTGAAGGACAAAATGCTATTTCAGATCAACTTGCAACAACTGCTTATAATTCTGTAGGAGGAAAAGAACAGTATCAAAAAATATTAGAATGGGCAGGGAAAAATCTCCCAGAAAATGAAATAGATGCTTTTAATTCTGCTTTAGAACACGGAACAGTAGACCAAAGTTTATTTGCTATTAAATCTTTAGGTGCTCAATATCAACTTTCAAATGGTAGTACACCAAATCTTTTACAAGGATCAACTGGTGGATCTTCAGTTGAAGCATTTACATCGCTAGCACAAATGTCGGAAGCAATGAAAGATCCAAAATATCAAACTGATCCTAAATTTAGAGAAGAAGTAACTAGAAAACTAGAAGCTTCTAATCTAATGTAATACGGAAGAACACACGAGAAGATTATTGCCCTCTGAGGAGGATAACTTTAATTGAGGTACGATGTAGTTATAGCCGTAACTTAAATCGTGCTAGGTAAAACTAGCTAAACTTAACCTTAATTAAATTAAAATATGTCTGCAACTAATTATACTGGTCAAAGATCAGGTATGGTCAATGCAGCTAATAACTCTAGAGCATTATTTCTAAAGTTATATGCTGGTGAGGTCATGACTGCTTTTCAGACCAAAAATATAATGATGGATTATACAAGAGTCCGTAATATCAAGAAAGGTAAACAGGCTCAATTCATCATGACAGGTAAACATAGGACAGCCGCATATCATACACCCGGAGCCGAGATTATTCCAGATACAACTGCGAAAAACTCGGAAAGAGTTGTTAGTATTGACGATCTTTTGATTGTTCATCAATTCATTCCTAATATTGATGAAGCGATGGCTCATTATGATATTCGTTCAGTCTATACTCAGGAAGCTGCTTATGGTCTTGCAAAAGAAGCTGATCAGAACATTCTTAGAATGGCTGTAAAAGCTGCACTAGCAACAAATAAGGAACGTGCAAGTAAACTAATTCAAGATTATAATGCTTGGGATGATGAAGATTTTACAGCTAATGTAACTTATTCTAGTACTAACTATGCAAACTCCAAAAAATCTTCAAATTTCTTTGAAGGTGTTCTGGAAGCAAAGCGTATCCTTGAAGGTGCAGGAGCACCATTAGATGATTTAGTCTGTGTTGTATCTTCAGATGTTTATTATCACTTATTTAAAGCTGCTACAAATAGTGAAGCAACCACAAGTCTACACATGTTTAATACAGACATAGGTGGAAGTGGTTCTGTAGTAGGTGCAAACATGCCTAATATTGCAGGAATTCCTGTAGTTAGAACTCCACATTTAGGTTCTGATACTGGTTCTGCATTTACAGGTAGTTTATTTACTACAGCAAACCCTGCTCTCACTCAAGGTACAGCACCATTAGGTTCTGCTGAATCTAACAGGGCAGCCCAATATAATTTACCAGCAACTTATACTGCAACAACTGCTGGAGGTAGTAATACTGGTGCTGTTGGTGGACTTGATGGAACAAGTTCAGTAAATTTACAAACTGAAGCAAATTTAATTCGTGCTTTAGTCATGAATAAAGATGCAGTAGCAACTGTGAAACTATTAGACCTTTCGGTTGAGACAGATTATATGGTCAATCGTCAAGGAACTCTAATTGTTTCCAAGTATGCTATGGGTCATAACGTACTACGACCAGCAATGGCAGTAGCGTTAAAAGCCTCGCATAATTCATAATAACCTCTTATGAGGTATGGTTTATCCTCTTGCCATACCTCATTTATGTAGAGGGGTGAAAAAGAGTTCTCCATACCCCTCTACTCCTCACCTATATAATTAACTTCAAATATGGCAGTAACAAAAACTTCAAAATTAAATGCTATTAATTCCATGCTTATTGGAATTGGTGAAGCTCCTGTAAATACACTTAACTCAGGACTTCAAGAAGCTGAAATAGCTGAAATATTATTAGATAATATATCAAAAGAAGTTCAATCAGCTTGCTGGTCTTTTAATACTGATATACGTTATAAACTTACTGCTAATACTTCAAAAGAAATTATACTTCCTACAAATACTCTTGTTGTAGATACTACTAAATTAAAAAGAGAATATAATACAGATGTTGTTGAACGTAATGGTAAGTTATATGACCGAACAAAAAATACTTTTGAATTTGATGGAGAAGTAGAAGTTGATATCACATACCTTTTTGATTTTGAAGAGCTTCCTGAAGTAGCTAGACGATACATTACATTAAGAGCAGGAAGAAAATTTCAGGAAAATATTTTAGGTTCTAGTGAAATGACTCAGCTTCAATTTAAAGATGAACAAGCTGCTTTACTTAACTTAAAAGATTTTGAATCTCAATCCTCTGATTATAATATATTTGATCATTATGATACTTTTGCAGCAATAGATAGAACTAATGTTTCTCCTGCATTAAATGTACTTAACACACAACGAAAATTATATCCTTAATTATGACATTAGTTTCCAGTTCTATACCTAATCTTATTAATGGAATTTCACAACAACCTGATGAAATAAGATTATCTACACAAGCTGAAAGACAAGTGAATGGATTAAGTTCAGTTGCAAGAGGTTTAGAAAAAAGACCGGGAACAGAGCATAAAGCAAAACTTTCAAGTAGTACAGAAACAGATTCTTTTATCCATAGTATTCGTAGAGATAGAGAAGAAGAGTATACTATGGTTCTCAGTAGGACTTCAGGAGGAAGTAAAACTCTTAAAATATATGATCAAGATGGAACAGAAATACCTGTAAAAACAACCACACACGCTGCCGTTGCTTCAGCAACTGATGTTGATAATGCAGCTTTATCATATCTTGAAGTAACAGCTACAGGAGGAGTTAAAGATAATATTGTTGCCACTACTGTAGCAGATACAACTTTTTTAACAAACAAAACAGTTACAGTAACAGAAGCTTCTTCTGATAGTGAAGTTTCAGGGGAAGGTACTACTTTAGCCACTTCTGCTGGAGGTTCAAAATTAATTACTTCATCTGCTGCAATATCAGCAGGATATACTCATGAAGGATTAATTTATGTAAAAGCAGGAGATTATTCTAGTAAGTATCTTGTAGATTTAACATTAGATTCTGATGAAAATAGCGATGGTGAGGCTAGCACTCATTATAAAGTTGGATTTCAAACTCCATCTTCTCAAGCAGCAGTAAACCAAACTTATACTGCAACTACAAAGATTGCAAAGATTTTAAAAAGTGGTTCAAGTCAGACTTCTGGAGGAACAGCAGACGGACATTGGGATGATTTTGATTCTACTGATATTGGAGAAGGTTTCGGTGGATGGTTACCAACAGCAGGAAGAGATGAAAATGGAAAAACTGCATCTGATACTGGATATGAAGGAAATACTTATTATAATGGCTTAGATGCTGTAGCTACTGCTCAAAATAAATTTGCATTTACTTTAGATGCAAGTAGAAGTGTAATTAAAATACAATGTAAAGAAGCTTTTAAAATTAAAACTTCTGATTCAAAAGGTGGAGGAGCTTTAGTAGGAATTACAAATGCTACTACATCTTTTTCAAATCTACCCGGAGATGGTGCTCCTAATGATTATTTAGTAAAAATCGTAGGAAATGCAGATGCAACTCAAGATGATTTTTATGTAAAATTTAATGCAACAGATAAAGTCTGGAAAGAATCTTTAGGTCCTTCACAAAAAACAGGATTTAAAGTAACTACTATGCCTCATAGACTTGTAAGATTATTTGATGATAGTAATAATAAATATTTTTTATATGAGCCTATAAAAGAAGTAGCTGCAACAGGAAATTATGGAGCTAGATTTGGATGGTCATCTAGGAAAGCAGGAGATGATGATACTAATCCATTTCCTTCATTTACAGGAGGAAAAATAAATGATGTTACTTTTCATAAGAATCGTTTTGGTATTTTAAGTGATGAAAATATAATATTCTCAGTAGCAGGAAACTTCTATAATTTCTTTCCAATTTCTGTAATGACAGCATTAGAAAGTAATCCTATTGATATTTCTGTATCAAATAATGAAGTTTCTATTTTGAGACATGCCGCAGCTTTTGACCAAAGCTTATTACTCTTTTCAGATTTTCAGCAGTTTAGTTTAAACTCAAAAGAAGCATTCACTCCTTCTTCTGTTTCAGTAGATGTTGTAACTCAATTTGAATCAACTTCAAAAACTCCTCCTGTATCATCAGGTAAGTTTGTTTATTTTCCATTTCAACGAGGAGAATACTCAGGAGTAAGAGAATATTTTGTAGATACTGGAACAGCAGATGCAAATGATGCTACAGATATTACCTCACATGTTCCCCAATATATTAAAGGGAATATTACAAAAATGATTGTGAGTTCTACTGACCAAATGTTAGCAGTTCTTAGTGACGATGATTTAAAAAAAGTTTATATTTATAAAAATTACTGGCAAGGACAAGAGAAAATACAAAACTCTTGGAGTCATTGGGAATTTGATGGAGATATTCTTAATTGTGCATTCTTAGGATCAACTCTAAAGCTACTTGTAAAAAGAAATGATGGTATATATTTAGAAGATTTAAATCTTAGTTTAGATTCTGCTGAAGCAGTTATGGAAGATGAGACAGCAGTACTTTTAGATAGAAGAGTAAAGCTAACATACAATCAAACTATAGCTGCTAATATGTCTTATCTTAGAGATGCTACATGTGATACTTCTAATGCAGATGCCACAGTTACTATGGATAGTACTGTAGGAATTTCAGCAGGAATGAGAGTAGTAGGAACAGGAATACCAGCAGATACAACTGTATTATCAATTACAAATACAACTACATTTGAACTTTCTAAAAATGCAACTGCAAGTAATACTAATACTACGTTAGTATTTCTTCCAAGTAATATAGAGTATGTTACAGATAATGCAAGAAAACTTCTTACAGAAACACAAGTCGATGAATATCTTGCAGAACATTCTACTAACGTAGTTTATGCAGGAATTCCTTATACTTTTGAATATGAGTTTTCAAGATTTATTCATAAGGAAAATGAGCTTCCAGTTCAAACTGCAAAATTACAAATTAGAAATATTAATTTACTTTATAATAAAACTGGATTCTTTAATATAAAAGTTAATGTTACACCCGGAATTATTAAAATTCCTGATCCAGACTCACCCGGAGCAACTAAAGATGTTCTTCCACGAACTAATTATTCAAAGAATTTTAGTGGATTATTAACTAATACTTCTCAATTAGGACAATATAAATTACTTTCAGGAACATTCAAAAGCTCTGTTATGACAAATAGTTCTAATTGTAATATTATACTAGAAAATGATCAATATCTTCCATGTGCATTTATGTCAGCAGAATGGGAAGGATTCTTACATAAAAGAAATAGAAGAGTTTAGATGTATTATAAAAAATATACAAAACCTTTTGAACCTCATTTTGTAGATATATTAGCAAGAAATATATGTAAAGTTGATAAAGATGAAGTATACGCTAGTTCAGGTTATACACCTAAAAAAGCTATTCTTTATTCTATATTAACAAGTAACCATTTAATTTGTTATTTTAGTAATGATAACCTTTTAGGGATTGGAGGTGTAGCACCTAAATCTAATGGAGATGGAGTTCCTTGGTTTTTAAGAACTGAACTTTTTCATTTTTGGAAGAAAAATAACAGAAGAAGGTTTTTTAAAAGTAGTCAATCTTGGATAGAACATATGAGTGAGTACTATCCAGCAATGTCTAACTATGTAGATGAAAGAAATAAAGAATCAATAACTTGGTTAAAACATTTAGGATTTACATTTACAGATAAAATTAAGTATGGATTTTTACAAATCCCTTTTATTAAATTTGAAAAATATAATGGATAGGTAGGTACATGGACCCATTTACAGTTATGATGATTGCTAAAGGTAGTCAAGCTGTTTTAGGACAAATGGCAGGAAATGCCAAAGCTTCTGCTGCAAATGCTGCAAAGTATAAACAAGACATGATGATTAAAAAAGCATTTCAAGCTAAAGCTTCTCAAGCTCGTCAGGCTCTTGCCGATACAAATATGATGAGACAAAGAAATTTAGATATTAAAGCTGATGCTCAAGTCTCAGCAACTCTAGAACAAATGAAAGCTAAAGCTGCTTTCGCTGCTTCTGGACTACCTGAAGGTCAAAGTACTGATGGATTACTAAGACAAGCAGAAAATACTGTATTAAAAGGTCATAATAAATTCTTAAAAGATATGCAAATGAAAGCTGCCCAATTAGATTATAGAGATAAAGAAATACAGCAAGGAATGGATATGGCTTTCTTACAGGCAAAACAACAAATAGCATCAACTCAGTATCAATCTGGACCGGGAGCTATGGGCTTAATGATGGGCTTGGGAGGAGCTGCATTAGATGCTTATACATTTGGTCAAAACACAGATTCAGCAATTCTAGGTACAGGAAAATATGCTTAATAATTATAAGGTAGGTTAAGATATGGCAGAACAATATTCTCAAGCTGGACTTCAACTAGGTAGATTTGATAGATCTGCTAATGTTCCTACTGGTAAAGCAACTGTTGATATGTCTGAAGCAAACAAGTGGCAAGGTCTTGCTGATGCTATTGGAATGTTTGCTGATAAAGGAGGAAAAGCTTATGTAGCTAAATTAAATAGAGAAAAAAGAGATGAAGCAAAAAGAAGGGCTGATGAAGCTTATGCTAGACAAGAAAAAAATAGAAAAGAAAATGAAGCTAAAATAGAAGCAGAAAGATTATATGCTCTACATGGTGATAAAAATTGGGATGAATTAACTGAAGCTGAAAAAGAAGAACAAATAAATATACCTGAATCATGGAGAACACATGCTGGAGCAGATACTGGTACAGTAAAATTTAAAGTTCTTAAAGACGAACAAGCTCAAGATGAGTTCTTAAAAAATGCTTACCAACAAAAAAGAACGGAAGGAGTTCTTAAAAAACAACAAGCAGATTGGGATGCTGTAGCTCCTAATTTAGTAGATAATATTTATCAAGAATGGAAAGATCAAAGAAATAATAAAGATCCTGAAACTGGACAACAAATTGGAGAAACTGATTTTACTAAATACGCTACTGCAAAATTAGAAATTATTAAATTAGAAAGAGCACAAGAACATTTTATTGGACTTCCACAATTAGGAGAAGCTCTAAAAAATGTTCCTATAAATGATGATAAATATCTTTCTATGGTTGCTAAGAGGAAGCAACAACATGTAGATGAATTACAAGATAAGAATATTCAATCAGCAATAGATACTCATTTAATTGGGGAATCACCAATTACTGATCTTGGAAACCCAGATTCAATCGATGCTCTTATAGAACATATTTCTGAATTAGGTCCAAAAGGTTCTAAGTTAACAGGACCAGATGGTAAAGTTCTTAGAGTTCATTCCAGAGATAAAGTCCAATTTCAACTAATAGATGATATAGAAAGTAAATTAACTAATGCAACTTCTTCTGATGATCCTGTATTTAAAATTATAGATTCTTTTAGTGGAGAGAACAGAAAACACAAAAAAGGAGGAATAAGGATGATGGAAAGAAGAAGAGGTGTAGGAGATGCATGGAAAAAAGTTTATGGAAATGCTCTAAAGAAAAAATCTGAGTTAATTAAAGATGAAAAAACAAGAAATAAAGCTAACCTTAAAATTGAAAATGATAGAGCAAAAAGCTCTGCACATAATAGTTTAATAAATTCTTCAAGAGCTTTAGATTATCAAACTATTAGACCAGAAGATGAGGGAGAAGGTGCAGTATTTCAAGATGGTAAATTTAAAGGAAAACTTAATAGATTACAACAACTACAAATAGCTTTATCTCATTTAGATGCTAATCAAAAAGATTTTAAAACAGCACATATGAGTAAAGAGTTTAATGACAGAAGAAAGGAATTAGTAGCAGCCATACATAAATTAAATCCTAAACATGAAGATTTTGATATTTCTAAAGATCCAGAGGCTAAACTACTAGAAAAACAATTTATAGCAGAGCTTTCTAAAGCAGATGTAGCAACAGTAATAAAAATAAGAACTGCTCATCAGCAAAATTTAGATCAGACTCCTGCTATAGTGAATATGAAAAATAAAGCTATAGAAAATCGTTTAAAACAATTAGACGAAGAACGAGAAATACAAAAAGATCAAGATACAATAGCTAAATCTAAGCAACTATTAGAAACAAATAAAATTAAACAAACAAGTGGAGAAAAATCTCGTAGCTATCGAGCACAAGTAAGAAATGAAGAGGGAAAAATTCTTTCTTCAGATGAATTATTAAAAAAACTACAAGTAATAGAAAACGATAAAAACATTACTAAGGAAGATTTTAATACATTATATGAACTTTATAATACAAGAATAAAAGAACAACAAAAAACAGAACATATTAAAAGAGATACTACAAAACATTCATCACTTTTTACTAAAATAACAAGTAAAGGTAAAGATGGAAAATTATTAACTCCAAAAGATTGGAATGATTTAGAAAAAGAACTTAATTCTCATACATGGATTGAAGGAAGTCCTCAAAAAACCCAACTTCTTACTTTAATTTCTGCTGGAAGAAATAAAACTGGAGATTTTGATAGACAAGTGGCAGACTTAAAAAAAGAAAATAAGTATAGAACTAAATTATCTAATAAGTTAAAACCAGTAGAAAAGAATTTAGCTGATATAATAGGTAAAGTATCTCTTCCAGAAGGTACTAAAGGAAGAATAACTGTAGAAACTGCATTAGACGAGTTAAAGAAAGCTAGAGAAAAGTTTGATAATAACTTTGCAGAAATTATTAAAGAAGGTGGAGATTTAGGAATTAATATTGATCATGATGATAGATTTGAAGATGCTTATGCAGAAATACTAGGACAACGAACTGAAAAAGAAATCTCTAATAAAAAGAAAACGTGGCTAGAGGAACATGAAAAAAATGAAATTTCTAGAGAAGCATTTAAAGGAGAACAATTAACCAGTATTAGAGAATTAATAGAAAATCCTCTTGTAAATAAAAATGGTGAAAGAATAGAACCTACTGATGCTTTGGCAAATCTTCAAGATATTTTAGCAAATTCTACACATAGTAAAACAAGTAAAGAAGTTGGAGTTACTTTAGGAGAGACTAATGTATTTTCTGCTGATGATATAAATAAACATATAAGAAAACTTCAAGTTAGTATAAAAGAAAAAACTGATCCTTCTAAATTTGTTAGTAAAGCTTCAGTTATTTTAGAATCTTATACTATGCAACAAGAAGCTAGAGAGTTAAGTGGAGAAGATAAATGGTTAAAAATTCAAGAAAATATAGAGCTTATTGAACAAGAATATTTACTTGGAAATTTAAGTCAAAAAGATTTTAATAAAGAAAGAAGTTTAATTAAATCACTTCAAGGTGAGGGTAAAGTTAAAACAAAAGAACCTCTTGCTGCAGGAGAAAACCATATTAAATCTTTATTTGCTGGATATTTAAATAAATTTAATAATAATAAAATGTTACTTCCTGTTAATGAAGATGGGAAATTATATGATACTTTAGTCCAAGATTTTAATTATGCTTGGGCAGGACTAGCAGAAGAATTAAAAGATAATACTCCACAAGAAAGATTAGCTGCAGCAGTTAAATTAGCAAGATCATATACTAAAGTTTATGCAAATGATAAAGATCATCCAATAGATCCAGAAACAAACCAAAGACTTAAAGAATACCAAATGGATACTTTAAAGTTGCTACAATTAAGAAAGAAACAAAGAGAAGATCAAAGAAAACAAGAAGTCAAAGATGCTTCAAAAAATACACAAAAAACAATAGATAAAACTAAAACTGATAAAAAAAATACAGAAACTCATGAACTATCTGACGAGGCAAAAAAATCTAGTATTTATCAAGATTTAGAAAATGATACAACTTCTTATATAATAAATCCAGCTAAAGGAACATATTCTATAATTACTACAAAACAGGAAAATCCTCAAGGATGGTTTGGTATTACTATGGATAAATTATCTGATGGATTGTGGAATAATGAAAAAGAAACTTATGTTACAATAAGTGAACCATATGACATTTCATCAGCAACATTATAAAGGTTATCTATGAGTGAAGAAATAGAACTAGAACAAACTTTTCCTGAAAAAGGAGTTAATACAGAAGCATTAGAGGATCTACATTCTATTAATGAAGAAGAAAATAAAGAAATATTAATTGATGATCCTACAGTAAATAAAGAAACTCCTGAACAATTTACTTTAGATACTACAGAACAAATTCCTCCTGAAGAAGGAGTAAAAGAATTAGGAGATTGGGCAGATCCAGAAGCAGCAGCTTATGAAGAAAGTATTATTTCTAGAGGTTATAGTATTGGTGGTAAGGGTTCTGAAGAAGATCTTTTAGATCTTATGTTTAAAATATCTGACCACCCTAATGGAGTACATCATGCTACAAATCTTATTAATAGCTTTTATAAAGAAGAAGGAGATTTTAGAGATGATGGAGTTTTTTCAGAAATAGATGTTGCCAATCTTTTAAATCCTTTACAAGAAGTTTATCCAGATGTTAAAACTATTGCTGATGGGAATGAAAAACCTAGACCAGTTAGTGCTTCAGCAGAAAAACTAAAAGATTTTTTAAAAAAAGAATGGAATAGACGAGAGTATCCTATTGAAACTTTTGGAATGGATGCTGTTAGTGCTACAGGACAGACTTTTAAAGAAATGTTAGTTGCTTTAGGATATACAATTCCTAAAAGAAGTCTTATTGATACTTTAGCTAGTATTGGAGATGCAGGGATTGCAATGACTGACACTCCATCAGGAAGTAAAGATTGGCTGATGCCTTCAATTTGGATGTTACATAAAATGAGGGAATCAATTACAGCAACCGAAGAAAAAAGTTTTAAAGCTGTTAGTAATTATTACTTTCCTCCTGCCGATAAACCTCAAACAGTATTAGGACAATTAGCATTATCAGGAGGAGAATTTGCACTTGCTTACGCTACAGGAAGAGCTATTTATCAAAGTGTAGCTGCTCCTATTAAAAATTTAATGCCTAGAATAGCAGCAATGTTAGAGACTCAAGCTGGTGGGATGGCTGCTAAAGAAGTTATTGGAGGAACACTTATAACTACATCAGAAGAAAGATTAGCAACTGCTCTTCAAATGATGGGTGTAGAATCAGATATGGTAGATTATATAGCTGGAAGTCCCGATGATAATGTATTTGAAGAACGATTTAAATCTTTTGTTGATTCAGTATATACAGGAGTAGGTTTATCATTAGTAGCTCCATTAATTATGATGACAGGAAAAGGAGCTTGGTATGCTTCAAAAGGTTCTAAAGAAAAAGCTCAGAAAGCTTTATCTTATGGAGCATCTTATTTTGATAGAATCTTTCATAATTATCCTGTTGAAGAAGCTATGAGATTAGATCTTGGTGGACCACAAGTAATTAAAACTGAAGAACTCCGAAGGATTTCAAATTTTGCTAAAGAACAAATAGAAAAAGCTGGTATTAAAGAAGAGAGTAGAAATAAATTAGCTAAAAATCTAAAAAAAGTAGGTGTAAAAGTCAATGAAAAAAATGCTGTTAAAGAGATGCTTGAAGGGCAAGGTCTTAAAATGGAAGATGATATTCTTCAACCTCAGATTAAATTTGAAGATGTAGATTCTTTTTTAATTAAAAAGGATTCAACTAATAAAGAGTGGATTGATAGTATAAATAAAGTTATGAAGGGGATAGAAGATGGTGTAAGTTATGAAGAAATTATAGCTGGTAAAACGGATTATTTTCCTACATTATATAATTTAAAAAATATTTCTAGTAAAAATAGAAAACAATCTATAGCTGAATTAGGGGAAATATTTAATAAACATTATGTAAATGCAGTAAAATCTCATCCTGAAACTGTAATGGATGCTACAAAGATTCGTGCTCAATTAGAGCACTTATTAGGAGGAGAAGAGAATACGATAACATATTTGAAAGAGTATGCACAAGGATCAGATACTCTTCCCGGAACTATGTTAGCATTACGACAATATCTTATTGAAGAAACTGTACCATTTAGAATGGCTGCAGATAATGTAGCAAATCTAAAAAAGAAAATACTTAGTGGAGAATTAAAAGCAAAAGATCCTGTATACAAAAAAGCTTTACTAGAGTTCTATACTAATACATATAAGTTAATGGATGTATTAGAAGCAGATGTAAAGTTAGCAGGAAATGTTGCGAGAGCTTTGGAAGCAAGAAAAATCTCTGTAGGAGGAACAGAAGGTCTAATAAATACTATTATTGAATCTGCAAAAGATGGTGGACTTCAAGGAGAAGAATTATTAGTTACTATTGCACAAGCTGTATCTGCTCATTCAGAGCCAGAAGCTTTACTAAGAGCATTAAATCAGAAAAAAGGACTATTAGCTTATGGATTTGAAGCTCTTAAAAGTATTGCTGTAGGTGGATTATTAAGTAGTCCTAAGACATTAGCTGCTGTTCCTGTAGGATTAACAACTTATTTAGCAGCAAAAACTTTTGAAAATTATGTAGCCGCATCATGGAATACTGCTGCAAAATTTGTATACAAAAAAACTGGAAAACCTGTACTAGGTGCAGGAAAAGGTATAAGTATGTCTCAGGCTAATGCCTACCAGTTTGGAATGGCTCAAGCTCTTTTAGAAGTCTTTGGAGGTACAGGGTATCGTAAAAGATCTGCTTTTGGACAAGGATTAGAAACAGCAAAAACTTTAAAACTTGGAGATAGAGAGTCCCATGAAATGCTTAAAATAGCTGGAGGTTCTAAAAGCCAAAGAATTGGTGAATGGGTAATGGCAAAAGGATTAAATGCAGAATTTCTAGATGAATTATTTCAACTTCCAGAAAAAGGATTAAAAGGGCATGGAGTAAAATTCTTTAAGTTCTTAGTAAATGGTGCAGGATTTATAACAAGTGCAAATTCTCGTTTAATTATGGCTCAAGATGGCTTCTTTGGAACAATTTTAGAAAGAGCAGAGATACACATGGGAGCAGTTAAAAGGGCTGAAGAAAGATTACGAGGAAAAAATCTTGCAGAAAAAGGTGTAGAAGGTGCAGATAGTTTTACAACTAAAGAACTTGTTGAAGAAACTTTTCATGTAGTTAAAAATTTACCTCCTGATGTAGCTGAAATAGCTAATAAAGGTAGAAAAGTTGGCTTAATGCAAGAACAATCTATGGGAGCTGTTAATGGAGTAGAAAATTTTAAAAATATTGTTAGTAATCATCCTCATATTCCTACAAATATTGCTTCTAATTTAGCACGAACTTATGCAGCAAGTAAGTTTTCTTTTATTAGGACAATGGCAAATATTTATAAACAAACATTAACTGAAAGAGGATTAGGGAAAATAGCAACAACTCTTTTTAAAGGTCCAGATCGAAGAAAATTTTTAAATAATGAAGCTTTCAGACAAGACACTATGGCTAAAATAACTTCAGGAAGTTTATTACTATGGGCTGGCTGGGGATTAGGATCTAAATGGATGTTAGATGATGAAAAAGAAGTTTATATGGAAGGAATAGATGCTGCTAAACGAACTGGTCAACATATGAAATTAGTTACAGGAAAACCTTTTGGTCCTACTATAACTATGAGAGATAAAAAAACTGGTGAAATAACTCATTTACCTTTAGAACGCTTAGATATGGCTAAAGCACCTCTAGTATTAGGAGCTATATTTGCTACAAGAGAAGCTCAAGCTTACGAAGCTATTATGAAAATGGAAGGAACACAAAGAGTCGAAGGTGAACGAGAATTAGCAGACATTAATCTAAATTTTGCACGAGCTTTAACAGATTTTGTTTTAGATTTACCTATGGCTCAAGGAGCTAGAGAATCAATTCAAAATTTAATTCCCGGATTTGGTTATGAATGGGATCCGGGGAAAGAAGTTTCACAATTTTATGGGTTTTTAAATCCCGGACTTAGTGCCTTATCAAGTGCAAGAGCTAGTGTACGAAAAGTTGGTGAAGGAGGAGTTAGATACCAAAAAGAAACAGACCCTAAAAAAATGAATATTTCTATGGGTCAAGATATTCCTGAAACTGGTAGAGTTCCGGGAAATGTTTATTGGGAAGATCAAACATATAAAGATCAATTAGCACAAAAATATCCTCTAATGTCTCCTGTAAAAGGTACAAGTATAAATGATTTATTAAAATTTATGAATCAGCTAGATGAGGTTGCCACAAGAGTTTCCGTTATTTCTTGGAATCCTCCTGAATGGAATGTTCCTATTCCATTTACTGATGAAGATCCTATAACTGGAAAAAAGCCTGAGATTTCTGTAGGAAAAACAATACATCGTTCTATAGGAACTAAAAAATATGGTGATCCTGAATATCCTACTATTGGTCAAGATTTACATGCTTTAGTAGATCCTGAAGGTAATATGGTTAAATATTTTCCTTCTAAAACTCATGATAAACTTATAAGAGCTTTAAAAATCTTGGCAATTCCATTTTCTCCAGAAGTTCAAGCACGAACTAATACAGGAGATTTAATAATGGCTTTTGAAATTCCTTATGAAAAAACGGATGAATGGAGTACAGAAACAAATTATGCTCTTAATCCTGAACAAAAATATCATTGGGCAGTAAAAGCAGGACAATTAAATAAACAAACTTTTAGTGGTCCATATTGGGATGAAGTTCTTCTTAGAGAAAGATTAGGAGAATTTGAAAATACCCCAGAAGGAAGAGCAGAAAAAGAAATAATAAAGCACCAAGTTGAACTTTTTATAGAAAAAAATCGTTTACTTGCAATGCAAGATATGATGTCATTAGAAAGAAACGGAGAATTTTATGAATACTGGGTTAGAGCAGAGACTCAAAGAAAAGGTAGACCACCTTTATTTGAAAAAGATAAACTATAAAAGGAATAAAATATGCCAGATTTAGCAAGACGAGGACCATTTAGTTATGATAATTTAACTAGAACAAGTAATGGAGAGTATGTCCTAGTTAAATCTAAATTTAGCAAAGATAATGGTGAGATTTTAGAAGTCATAGTAAATGGCACAAAAATAGAAGGAGATGGTTCAGTAGCATCTTCAAGCGATGCAAGTGCTCAATCTCCTGCACATGGATTTTATGTTGATAGTTTAACTAATCCAACTAAAATAACTTTAGTTAGTAATCCTGCTTCAGGTACTATTGATATTTATAGACTTTCAAATAGATCTACTGCACAAGTAGACTTTGCTCCGGGATCAGTAATAAGAGAACAAGATTTAGATAATACAACTAATCAAACTCTCCATGTAGCTCAAGAAGCTATGGATATAGCTCTGAGAGGAGTTGTATTAGATACTGATGATAAATTTAGTGCAAATAGTAAAGTAGTTAAGAGTGTTGCTGATGGTGTTGCAGATAATGATGCAGTAAATAAAGGACAATTAACAGCTACAGAAGTAACTACAAATGACTATAAGTTAGAAGCAAAGGATTGGGCACAGAAAAATGATGGAGGAGTTAAAGCATACTCTGGAGGGTCTGTTACAGGAGGAGAGATTGACCATTCAGCTAAAGCGTGGTCAATAGGAGGTACAGGAGTTACTGATACAGCTTCAAAAGGTGCTGCAAAGGAATGGGCGATTGAAACTTCTGGAAATGTTGATGGAACATCTTTTTCAGCAAAGGAATATGCACAAGGAACTCAAGCATCTACAGGTGGTTCAGCAAAAGATTATGCACAAAAAGTAGATGGAGGAGTATCAGGAGCAACTTCAGATCACTCTGCAAAGGCTTGGGCAGTTGGAGGAACTGGTGTAACAACAACAGCATCTAAAGGTGCATCTAAGGAATGGGCAATAGCAACAGGATTAGTAGATACTGCTGATTATTCTTCAAAAACATATGCACAATCTGCTACAGCAGGATCAGGTACATACGGAGGTTCTGCAAAAGGTTGGGCTTCTACAGCACATGGTGCAGCAGTTCCGGGTGCAGGAGCAGATGATAGATCAGCATTACATTATGCAACAGATGCTTCTAATTCAGCTACATCTGCTAAGAATAGTGCCGCTTCAGTATCTAATATATTTGATTCTTTTGATGATACATATCTTGGAAGAATGGCAGATAGTGATTCCCAAGGTACTAATCCTACTACTAATGGTACATGGGCAAAAAACTCTTCAACTATTACTGTTGCAAGTGGTTCAAATATAAAAGTAGGACAAGTTGTAACTGGAACAGGAATGCCTACGTCTCCTAAACCAAATGTAATATCGGTTGATGGAACTACAGTAATAATATCAGAAAATATGGTAGCCGCAGGAAGTGCTG